ATACAAAAAGAGATAGCTGAAAGACCATTAAAGCTTATGGGAGACATAGCTCAGTTTTCTAAATCTGCTAGTCAAGCTGTAGGTGTATTTCGAGAAAGGCAAGAGGCTCAAGCCAAGATAGATGACGCTATGGCTTACCTAGACTCTAACTCTAGTGCTAAGCTTAGAGACGCAGAAGGTAAGCTAAGATTAGAAAATGCTAAATTTAACAATAAACTTCTTAACGAAAACTCAGAAGAATCAATAAACTTTTTAAGAGTAAGAAGTGCGTCGTTACCATCAGGCTCTACTACACGTGAGTTACTATCTAAGCTGCATAATAATTACTATGGTGCTAGACAGCAGTTTATAAACGAAAACGGCGGTCAAGACATTACAGATATACAAGAGTTTATAGAACTACATAATGCTGCTGACGAGCTAATGATTACAGCTATGCTGATGAACGCTAAGCAGCTAGGTATAGATACAAACAGCAGAGAGTTTAGAAAACTGTTTTACGAAAAGGTATATCCTGATGTAGTTCAAAGACGAGAAAACAATATACAGTCTTGGAAGGCTACAGCTAATAGAAACTACAAAGCTAATGTAGATAAAAACTTAAAAGAAGATATCATAAATACATTACAGCCTTATACTCCTAACAAGGTAGGCAAACTAAGTATAGAGATTAATGATCTTGTTGAAGTTATAAAAAATGAAAAGAATTTTGACTCAGATAGAGAAGCTGTAAACTACTTGTTTAGTACTGTTGCTACTGAAATAGGACAAGATCAAAATAGATTAGATGTACACCATCTAGAGTATTTATTTGATGGTGCTTTATTTATACCTAGCTATGCTAAAAATACACGCGTAAAATACAAAGACGGTAAGTTTAAAGATATAGCTGCTAACGCTTCTTTAATACAGAAAATACAAACAGAAAAAGCTATACAAAACGAAAGAAGTAAAAGAACTAATACAACTATAGCACAAGGAGAAATAGACGACTTAGATCAAGAATATAAACAAGGCATACCCCCTGCTGTTTTAGAAGGAAAACTTCTTGAGCTTGAACAAAGGTTTCCTAACATAAATGTAAGAGGGTTACAGGTTAGCCCTAGAGGTGATACAAACGGCGGTGAATATCCTAATGCTGGTAAACCTCAATCGTTATCAAAATATAGAGGTTTGCTACTAGCTGCTTATAAAAAACAATTAGGTGAACTATACACCGGAGCTAATGAGTTTGATGTAGATAGAGCTTATGGCGAACTAGGCCGTAGAGTTGAAAATCTTGTAAAAGGTGGTACTAATGAATCTGACGCTATTGAGATAGCGTATAAAGCTATTGAGCCAGAATTACTAGCTGGTAACTTTACCGGCACTGAAGCCGACAAAAGAAGAGGTAAGATAACTACATCTACCGATATAGATAATGATTCATTAGTCTTAGAAAATGATACCAATAAAGTTAGGTATCAAGGGAATCCTGTATCGTTACATGAAAAACGAGCTTTAGCTCAGTATAAAAGACATTTACTATATGGAGAGCCTTTTCCTGAGTATTTCAATCGTGTTACCAGACGTACTAAATTATCACCACGTCAGTATGCTTATGACAGGTTGTCTAGTACAGGTGGTCTAACTGATGAAGGTTTAATAAAAGTAAGACCCAAACTTGATACAGAAACAGGTCTACTAATTGATACACAGTATGGTCTTTCTCTAAAAGATAAAAATTATTTAGAAGTTAAACCTAACTTAACTAA